ATGATAGCAACCTGTGTCCAAACATATATGCGTCCGTCATCATCTTTCTGGTCGAGTTCGGTCGGAATTACGATGCGAAAATATGATTCGCCATTCGAATTGTGCGTTTCGCCGATAGAAGTCGCACGGCATGTAACAGAATTGGCTACAATGGCCTTACGCATTGCAAGATAATTGTCATCTAACCATCGTAAACAGTAATGATCCATATTAAACTACTCCGTCATATTTTATATTATTTATAACTGGGTTGACATACCGGCAATGTTTTGTTATATTTAAATTTGAACCAGCAAACAAAGGAGTTTCAGGATGGAAAAACCGTCGAAGATCATAATCGCGGACAAGCATGGCACCTATAAGGGCTTCGATTATCTCGTGCTTAATACTCGCAATATGTATTATTGCGCATATATTAGAATTCCGGAATCTCATCCGTTCTATAAGATTCCTTATATGTCAATCGATCTTGACTGCCATGGCGGGCTGACATTCGGTGAAATGACATCGTTCGACAATGTTCGCGTACTGGAATGGGACTCTCGTTTTTATGGCTTTTTCTGGCAGGGCAGGTGGAATGAAGAAAGAGTAAGAAAAGGCTACTGGATCGGCTGGGATTACGGGCACGACGGCGATTTCGATCCGAGTGAACCGGAAAAAGGCGGCGAACAGAAGACAGTCGATGAAATCGTCCTCGAGGTAAAGCTCGTAATCGAAGAACTAATCAAGAAGGAAAAGTAATGGAAGACGATTCTGTAAGCGATGGCATTATTTTCGTTATTATCGTGATACTCGGTATCTGGCTTAGTTTGACAATATGTTCAAAACTCATGTCCGATGATATCGATATGAAATTTACGAATTCCGTAAGATACGTGGAAAACGACAATTATGGAAGGCCAAGATTTTATACATACAAGAATATAAATCAGGAATGTGCCGAGGCATACGGTTATTCAAGGCCTGGGCATACTATAAAAAGAGTAAAGCATATTGTTCATATTAACTGGATAAAATACCTTACGCTTTTCTATGATGATGATTCTGTCGTATGTTTTTATTACGATAGGCCTGATGCTTCAAGCGATACGGAGTTTATATTTGATAAATGGAGTGAGAATGAGCCATTACATGATAATACTGTAATCGGTACCATGAAAAGACCTCCGATTGAAAACAGGAATGCATTTATATCCTGCCTTGAACAAGATGAACCGTTACATGCCCGTGTCAAGGCGGTAAATGTCGTAAATGACGCTATTAAGGAAAATAACCAGAAAATAGACGAAACTAAGCAATTATTGAAAAATAAGAAAACTAAGCTGACTGTAAAGGCAGAAATCGAAGACGGTTTTACTGTCAAAGAAACAGAAATCGAACTTACTGTTGACAGCTTGGGCAACAGCGATATTGATTTGGCAAGTCATGCTATACGTAATATTTTAGCAAAAGAAGACTAAAAACTTGATGAAAAAATTATCGTCTATTATGAGGGATAATATGTATACGAAAGAAAATTTTGATAATTATAAAAAGCTCAATGATGAATTTTCTCAAGCGCAAGATGCGTTTAAGAATCGTGTATGTGAAATATTTCATCGTATTTTTACCGAGTATCTTGCTAAATATGAAATTGCATCCAGTGACGATAAAACAATCGAAGCTGCCTGTTTAGATAGACTGGGAATAGCTAAACAACAGTATCATGATTATATTGATGCAGACCTTGACGGAGAAGGCCTCGGCATTAAAGCAACTGGCTGGTATGGCGATCATGAAGAGGTTTCATATTTTTATATTGAAAATGCTGAATTTTTGTATGACGAGGAAAAGCTGACGCATTGGATCGGCTATATGTCAAATCTAGCTGAAGCACAGCTCAAACTTAAGAAAGATAGTGAAAAAGAAGAAATTGAACGCAAAGAACGCGCAGAATATGAAAGGTTAAAGGCCAAATATGACCGATAAAAAGGAGAAATATGATTAAAAATTTAGGCGAAATCTTATTTAACAAAGCAAAATCAGTCAATGATAAAATCGATGCTGAAAAAATAGAAAAGCTTTACAGTATTGCAACTGACAAGGCTAAAACTGCAGCAGCTCATGGAAATTTCTCCGTTAATGTTACTGTCAATACTCGCGAATACGACGACGATTGTCCGTTTTTTGACTTCACCTATGATTCCCCTTCTTTAATGGATAAAGTCGTCCCAGAAGTGATGAAACGATTAAATAACGAACATGTAAGGACGGTATTAAATCGAAGTTCTGAACATGAGGTATCTCACTGGATTATGACATTGAATTTTGGTGCGAATGATATTGTTGATAACAAACCTTATAGCACCGGTCCTGCTGGTAAGCTTCCGCCAATCCCAAGAAATTAAGGAGTTAAAAATGAAGATTAATTTAAATAACGGAGAAGATAACGATGAGTAAACAACCATGGATTAAACTTGGGGTCACAGAAGAACTTTGGCAGAATTTAAAAACTGCGAATCCCGATGCGACCGACAAAGAAATTGGACAATTGGCAACAGATGTCAAAAATTGGTGGAGAGCATTTGAGACACACTATTAAAAAAGAGGGAATTTAATTTCCCTCTTTCTGTTTTTTCCATTCATTATATTCTTCGGCAGTCATTATCCTGGTTTTGACCATTCCATAACCTTTGAAATGTGGAATACCGTTTTCATCGAATTCTGTCTTACTTCCGATAACCCATTTGTCTTTTGCCCAGAACTGAAGCTTTCGTAAAATAGGATTAATAATACATTTTAATGGACTTCTATGCATCCAGCATCCACAGCCTGGATCTTGAACGTAATACTTGTCTCTATTCATTATTTAACCATATCATTGACTATATTAGCAACTGTTTTCTTATAATTATACATTCCTGGAAGTCTAAATCGTGTAGCTATTCGTCTGACACCAGGATAATGAATGGCCACGTTTTTTTCCCAGCCATTCAAAGTACATGGCCCGACGCCTTCGAATTCAATCTTTCTAGGATTCTGATTATTTACCAATATATATTTACCAGGTTCTTTTTCAACATCATGTGTAATATTAATTCCAGGAATTCTCTTAGATAATCCTGTAGCACAAGAACCAGTATAGGCAGTGGCATGATAGCCAGCAGGTAATGTTTCCTGAAATTCCTTTAACCAAATATCACGAGTCTTAGTAAGAGTTTCAAAGATAGGGTCTAAAGAAGAATCAGAATCTGTTTCTTCATGCAACATTTCTCTCTGTTTTAGTATTTTACGGATTTCCTCAGTACTATACTGTTCATTAGAGCCTAATGGGTTAAAATCTTCGTTCAAAAGATTTGCCGCGGTTTTCATTGACCAATTTTCATTCATTGTATCGCCTTCGATTTCAATTTCAACAGTTTCCGGAATTCTTTCCTCTTTGTCCATCCAGAGGCAATTTTCATATTGAGTTTTAAATATAACCTTATTTTCATTAAATTCTACAATATTGCCAGAAACACATGGATGCTTAGCAGTTAAGCCTTTTATACTTTTAATCTTATAGACTTTTCCACTACGGTCATGAAGTTCATTCTTATCTTGCATAATCCAGCCATGACCTTTCCAGTCAGGGTTCGGGTCATAGGAATATTCATAAATTTTATTGACACGATGATTATTGAATTTTAACTTATGATTAACTTCATCGATTTCAATAATTTCACCGAAATCACCTGGGCCTTTAATTGCGCCGCCAGCACCTTGTAAAAAATATTTTTTTCCGTTATTACGGGCTTGAATACAATCGCCCGTATAATAATCATAGGTTTCACATAATTCTTTCCATTTTTCGACAGGAATTCCAAAAATATCGGTATCAACCGATTCATTCAATTCGGCGTCTTCGCGAAGCAAATTTACTGCTATATTAATCACCTGTTCTTTTAACATATATTAATCCTTTTGTCTTTTAATATATTTTTTAATAATATTTTTAACCGTTGTATTTACATTGGATGTATTTTTCCATATTTCTCTAGTTGGAAAACCACGTGTTCCGGGTACACTAAACACTAACATAATATTATCGCCTAAATCTTTACACCAATCGCCGCTATCTTTATTTTCAAAATACATAAATAAAGGATTTTTTACACAAAGTAATTCAAATTGGCCACTTGGTTTATAATTTCTATTATAAATGTCAATATTAGGAATATTGCGAGTAGGGCCATTCCATTGCGTATTTTCAGAAATAGTTGGTTTATAAATAGCTTCAAAACCATCCGGCAATTGTTTCTTAAATTCTTCGTAGAGTTGTTCTGCCAATTCGCTAGATGTTATTTTTGTAGTATTTTTAATTTGATATTCATTTGCCTTTTTAATATTATCCGCATTAAATTTTTCTATGCCGTCACGTACTAGTCGGCCAAGGATTCTTACAATAACTTTAGCGTTTTCTTCTGGTGTATCAGGCGCGATACTGAATATGGCAGTATGTTCATCATTATCGCATACTTGAATACGCATATAATTATGCTCAGTAGTGCATTCATCTGAATCATATACGTCAACCCTGTATTTTCCGCCGACTGTAAAATCGAAAATACTAATCCATTTACTCATTAAACCGCGGCATACCTCGACAGGAACATTTTGTTTTGTGCCTTCATTTTCTAATAAATCGCAGAATAAATTATAGATATCAAATTTTGTATATGTTTTATCCAGCCAATATTTATCATCAAGCGGAATTTTACTCGAGATATTATTTGTCATATCTTCATTTAATAAGTTGGCTGCTATAGCCATTACGCGTTCACTTAAATTCATATATCACCTTATTGATTTATAAAGTATTTATGCGGTCGATAAAGTTAAAATCTCTTAATTTTTATAAAAAATTTTTTTACAGCTATCCCTAGTATAAATATTATATGAAATTGAATGAAGCACTGAAAATATTGAAAGAAAATAATTATCTAGCGGAATTTTTACAGACTACTAGTCCTATCTCATCAAGCGTCGTTATTAAAAGCATAGCCAAAGAAGTAGAAAAAATAACCGGCGACAGATGCACATATACAGTAGATTTTCATGACGACGAATCTGGCGAAGATTTTAGCTATAATTTAGTGTGTGATGGATTATTTGAAAACGGCGAATTGAAAGATGACTTATTACTTAAAATATTAAATTCGACAAATATGAAATTCCAGTATAATTGCAGAATTTACGGTAAATATCCAGAAGAATCAAGAGTGACTATTTCAGTCTCGAACCTTAGCCCCAATGCAAAGTCAAATACTTATAAATTTCCAATAGGTAACAGAATATTCGTTCATAATTCTAAAGTTTCTCCAGATATTATCATGAAAAGCGGTTTAAGATGTAAAGCTAATGATTATTATGGAGAACCTAGACTATATTTTATGTCGTATGAAAATTATGATGGTTCATTAACAGATATTATTAAAGAATTGAAAACTCCTGAGGCCGATGGATTCTATCCTTATGGCGAAAACAAATATTTAGCAGTTTTACCAAAACATATCAAGGTAAGACATGATCCTGAAAATCCAGATGGTGAATGGTGTTACATCGTCGAAAACATTCCGCCACAAAATATATTGTATATAAGCGATGATATTAGCGTGGAAGAAGTTTTAGAATTCATTAAAAAGAAATATAAGCAATTTAATATAAAAGGATAGCGATTGATACCTACGATAAAGGGTTGACAGGTGTCAATCCTTTTTCTATATTGTTTATTATGAAAAAACTGTTAATTCTTATCGCACTATTCGTATCGTTCATTTACGCTGACTGCAAGTCGGTCGGTATCGACGAAGCACAAGAGTTGAATTACAATATGTCAGTACTTTTGCCATATAGCATGACTGTTACAAACGGTGTCGACTGCGATCATGGCAAATTTTTAAATGGCTATACGCATATACTTCAACAGCTCGATTTCTGTTTCGCGTTAACTTACGAAGATAAGAAAATGTCGATAATCATCGAAATACCGCCGTCGAATAATATAATGGCCACCGCATATTTTGACGAATATGGCATGATTGTCAAGCGTGAAAAATTTGACAAGACGAAACTGACTTGTATCGACCTATATAATAAGTTTAAGCAACAATAAGGGAGAAATCCGATGACCACTGCATTTGAAGAGCAAATCAAAGAATACGACAGGCGCAGCGATATTCATTATTTCGTATATTTTTCATGCAATACGTTCGCATGGAATGTCGACGTTCTCCAGTTCAAGAATATATCCGATATCAAGACAGAGACCTACAAGAATCGGACATATTACGATACATATGCCGAAGCGAAGGCCGTCGCCGACAAATTGACCGAAGACGACAAAGATATGAACCACATTATCGCGCGCACGATTAGGAAGTTTACATCCGAACTATATAAGGTCGAAAAAGACGCCGGAAAAAATATTACGTTTGAGCAGCGTCAATCGCTTAATGCGGTTAACGACGTCGCCGAACTTGTAGTCAGACATCTTAACCAAGATATTTACAAAAATGTTTAACGCCTATTTATCGCGCCTGCCGCTTATTGACATGTTCGAAACGATATTCATGTATGCGGTTATAGGCTTACTTCTTTATTTTATCACGTCGCACGTATTGTTTTCCATCTATAAATTTATAAAGAAAAATTTTTAATGCAGAAATTTATTGAAAAACTTAAAAAGGCATATTATCTTTTCAAGACCGATATGGTATATGTCGAATTTCCCGATTTGTATTCGTTCTATACCATGCACCGTGACGGCAGACGTTACCTGTTTACCAAGAAGGTACGCGATCGCCTGAACAGGAAACAAATTCCGTCAGTCGTATTGCAATGGGCCATAAGATACGGGTTGCAAATCGATAATACGGTAACGCTGACCGAACTGCCTTTCTGGTTTAACCGCCGCGACAAGTATCTAAGATATATGCCGATAACCGTCACGTTCGACAACAATTACTTGTATATTACGGATTTTAAGAAAACACCGAAAAATATTCTACAGAGGTATTATGCTTGATTTAATTTTCAGTATATCTTTTTGGATTGCGAAGGTCAGCCTCGGGTTATTCATCGGATGCGTCATTCTGATGTTCGTATACTATGGCACGCTCATAGTCGTTGTCGACCCGATTTACTTTATGGCTAACAAGAAGCATTTGAAATCATGGAATGATATCTGGAAGGAAGCGCAAGATATATGGTCGCAACGCTGATTCAAACATGTGGTATGACAATGAAATTTGGGATAGGGCTCTTCCTTTTCGGATTTTTCTTTATGTTCATCTATATCGGCGGTATTATATTCATCGCGGACCCTATCTATTATATTATTACCAAAAAGCACCTCGACACCTGGAATGACATCTGGAAGGAAGCGAAAGACAGACTTATATAAGGTAAAGGCATAATATGGAAGACATTTTCGAAGTTTACGAACGAGAATACATCGAACGTCGTGAAAGCGACAAGATGAAATTTAATAACATGCTCGCCGAGCTGAAGTCGAAAAAGAATATCCGGCTTGAAGAGCCGTATATCAGGGAAGGCGTGCTTTATTATCCGTTCTCCGACAGTAATTTCGGGAATCATTACATGTTCAAACTTTGCTTTGACCAATTCGGAATTATGTTCCCGAACAGGGTAATCGTATTCAGTCTGCATAATGCATTCGGCGGTGGCTATATCTATGACAAGATTTATACGCTGACAGGAAAATCCGATTACGAAAGGTTCGTAGATACGGCTAAATATACATGGAAATATACGAAAAAGAACGATTGAAACAAAAGATTGACATTCCTCAATCTCTTTTAATACCCGTTTACGATTTAACCGGATTTTACTATATTTATCCATTATGAATGACGAAGAACTTACTTTAGAAACGTTTATCGAAGGTACTCTTGGCTTTATCAGTGTGATAACGGCAATTATTATCACGCTTAAGGTCATGTCTCTTATTCTGTCGCCGACGCCAGAATATAAGTCTACCTATACGACCAAGACACAACCGACAACCAAGGCCGAAGTCGTCCAGACGGTAAACAACTCTATCAAGGAGCATAACCAGAAAATCGCCGAGACTAAAGAAATCGCCAGGACCGGCAAAACCAAGCTGACCGTAAGAGCAGAACTCAGTGAAGGAAACAATATTAAGGAAGCTAGGCTCGAATTCCTGCTCGACAGCATTACCAACAAGGATATCGATTTCGCTCATGAAGCGATGTACGGTATCGTAACGAAAATGCAATAAGGAATACGCGATGCCATTATTCGTTTCTAAGCAAGCACGTAAGGATTATTATACACTCCGGCACGTAATGGACAAGGCGGAATTCCGAAACGACAGGCCGATGATGGACTGGTGCGAAAGGCATTTGGCGCTTTTCCGGCCTATCCGGGAAATTCGATCTAGCTATCTGCTCCCTCAACATAGAAACCTGCCTTTCGAGCAGCTTATCCCGAACCAGCCGCCGCTAATTACAAATGCCGCATGGCTATTACGGCAAGATTTAATTAAAAATAAAGGAAAATAAAAATGGTAATTGCAATAAACTTAATAATCTGTACAATCGCGATTATCGGCGCTGCCATATGTGTCGGATTCGCATACTGGGTACTCAAGAACGATGCTGATGGCATTTTCGATTGCATATTCGCCGGTGCAGTCGGTATTATCGGACTTGTAGTGTTTATCTACCTTGGTATTACCGTATATAATGGGTTTACCGACGAAGTGGAATTCACAATGAAAAATAAGGACGGGAAGGTAATTGAAAAGACTATCCATCCGATTGAATATAGACATAATGGAAACTGTTTCATATTTGCGAACGACCCGAATAATTATTGCGGGTGGGAAATAAACTATCAGTATAAATAGACAACCTGTTCTAGGTAAACTATGGACATAATACTTTACGTAATTCAAGACCAGAAAAACCAGAAATATTTCTGGGGCTATATGGATAATGGCTATTTTCGCGGTGAAAGACTTTTTACCGATTTAAACGATAAAAATGTCATTAAATTCAAGTCAAGAGAACGTGCACAAGAAGTCTGTAATAAGCTTCAAAAAGAGCATGACGAATCTTATAGGCGATTGCTATCCAAGGACACTTTATTAGACCGTAAGTATGAAGTCAAGGAAATTAGACTTACCTGGGTTTATCACCCAGTAATTTACAAGACCATGTATAGCTATGCGGAAAGGAAAAATAATATTCCGCTTTTGGCTTATCGCCTTGTCTAAAACAAATTGGCAATCAATCATTATTTTTAAATATGACACTGAACAATAACGAACACAATATTTGGAAACAATACTTCGATGGCAGGTTCGACAAAGACAGCATGCTCGAAGGTACAATCTGGTGCGGTGACAACATCGTTACAAGCGATGCCAGTGATGACGTTGCCGATATGGCTGACATGACTGAGCTGGTCAAGGCACTAAACGGTGATAAATTTGACTATGCGGTTTTCAAGGACGCGAAGTATAACGACGCAGTTATCAGCTATATCGACAAGAACGACAAAACAATATTGTTAGACATCCGTGGTTGGGGATATCTTACAGGATATCTGAAGCTGAGTGATGACGTTGCCGTAGCCGTTCAGGACGCTCTCGGCGAATATATTGTTTCCTGCATGAAGAAGGTAAATGACAATGTTTGATTTTTTAAAGAAATCTTTTCCCTCGTTAAAGAAAGAATCACCGTATTATATTCAGGCGCGGTCTGGATTTATCGTAAAGCCACATGACGAACATGAGCCTCTTGCCGGGCAAGACGTATTTCTTGGCGAATTTTTCATCGGTCAAATCAATCGAATGCCGTCAAGCTATGATCCGGTCGAATCCAGTTATTATAGGGGTTTTTATCTTGACCCGTGTAACAATACGAAAAAGGCGGCTGTCGACGAACTTTATGCGAGAATACAGAAATCCATAGAAGACGAAACTAACGCGATATATGGGCAGTCGTCATTGTGCATGGTCGATTCCGACATTGTTAACGAAATCTCGGAAAACATGAAACAAGTCAAGACCGTTATTGATAAATCTGCAAAAATTAAGCAAATTAAGGTAGACAAGAATGAAGTTGCTATGCAGTTCTTCAATGAATTGACTGACCTTATCTTTATCAATTTCCATCAACTTTTTGTAGAAATGCGTGAAAAAGACATTTTCTCGGACGTCTATCTGTATTACCATGACCGTAAGCGTAATACAATAGAAATCCGAACTGAACTAGAAGGCTATCCGGAAAAAAAGTACGTTACGCGTATCTATTTCCATGATACGATGTCTCATACAATGTATGCGACCAACAGGAATTGGCCAAATAGAGATGTCGGCAAATGTGCTTTTTCCGAGGACTTTGAAATGTACCCGGTCATTGAAGATATACGATTGCATTATCAAAATATCAGCAATACAAAACTATCAGATGACGAGCTGAAGAAAGCAATTATCAATGATATCGCACAACATATATCCAAGAACATTAAAAACAGGATAGAATCTTGTAACTGGGGGATTTTAGCTTCAGAGAAACAGTATAATATCCCTAAGGATGACGAACATGGCCAAGAAAACTAATGCTGACGAAGATAATTATCTTTATATAAATATCGACGAATTTAAAACTGTGCCGGATCCGATTGTACTCAGGAAACAGCAAAAAGAAGAAATTAATAATGCCGAACCGAAATCATTGAAACTGGCGCATAGGACAAGGCGCGACGATTTTTATCATAACATGGAAGCGTGCCATAATGCAGGGCACCCGCTTCCAGATTTTGCCGGTGAGTATTTCTCGTGGCTGGAAGACTACATTGAAGAACTTGAACGCCAGGTTGAAGAATTACAGAAAAATCCCGCGGCCAAGAAAAAGAAGAAAATCATATACCGTGTAGAAGAGTTGCTCGAACATGACCTTGATACAGAGCACCGAGTCGTGTATACCGGTACCGATGTCAAAGAAGCACGAAAGAGGTGGATGGAATATTTCCAGTTCTTCGACGAAACCGGTGACGAATATTATGTATTCCCGCCGGAGCGTTCAGATAAGAAATATACCGGTCTTGAACTGAAACAAAAATTCCTGGACTATTTCAACGAACATATCAATAACAATAAGTCGATTGACTTCTGTTGCGACTGTTCCGAATTCGCGGCCGAATACGGTCAGGATGTCGGCGATGGAATGTGCGGTTGCAAGGTCGAAATTATTATAGCATGAAGAACAAGCTTTTTGTATTAAGCGCGGCAAGCGGCGCCGGAAAGACTACACTTAAGGATATGGTACTTAAGGATTTTCCTGATATCAAGTTTTCAGTGTCAGCCACGTCAAGGCCGCCAAGAGAAGGCGAAATAGAAGGTGTTCATTATTTTTTCAAGACGAAAGAAGAATTCGAAAAACTAATCAGAGAAGACAAGCTTATCGAATGGAATATCGTACACGGCAATTATTACGGAACGCCTAAAAGTTTCGTAGAAAATACGTTGGCACAGGGCAATAGGGTAATCTTCGTTCTGGACGTTTTCGGCAAGGTCAATTTCGACAAGGTATATCCTGAATCTACCGGCATATTCATTATGCCGCCGGATGAGGAAACTCTTGAACAGCGTCTTAGGAACCGTGGAACCGAAAGCGAAGAAATAATCCAGGTCAGACTGGCAAACGCCAAGAAAGAAATCGAGTTCGCAAAGAATTACGGGAAATACGAATACACGATTATCAACGACGACCTTGAACGTGCGGCGAACGAATTAAGAAATATCCTCAAAAAAGATTGACAAATAATATAGTTTTTACTATATTTAAATCGTAACATAAGGAGAAATAATGTTCGACGCTGAAGAATTTTGCAAAAATAACTGTCCGGATATTAAGCACATCTATGTTTTTGATCCAGTAGACGGAGTAAGCACAGAAGAATCGAAAAAGTTTACCATCGTCAATACCAACAAGCTTAATGACGTATATCTTATTATGCATGGCATGCTGACCATGTTTAAAAAAGAAGTATTGGCCAATTTATGTGTTATTTTCTATAAGTTCGATACTATGTGTGTCGGCGATCCTGCTAAGGAAAATACACGTGACGAATTGGCGACCTATATAAAGACTACAATGTCAGACGACCTTAAGAAAGACGGCGTTCAATTTTTTTACGTGAACGAATGAATTATCTACAACTTAATGACAAGGGCCAACTCGGCAGCGACGAACGCAAGATAGCGTCTTATCTGGGCGAGGGTAATTATAAGGGCTTCTATAAGAAGCACCTGTTACAGAACAAGATTAAACTGACAAAGGATGATTTCATCGCCGGTGAAATCCCGGTCATGTTTAACGCCATGAAAAAACTCGGTATCGAATACAGCCATGATGATTATCCGAAGCCGTTAGAGAAGTATCTTCATCGTAGAACCTGGGAAACAAAACTGGGCTATATGAAAGACAAGGTATTCAACGATTATCTTGTAGATCCGGTATTCATCAAGCCTAAGGATAAGTTGAAAAAATTTACCGGGTTTGTTCTGTCTTCAAGAGATGATTGGCTTTTGACCCATGGCGCGGGTGACGGAACGAACATTTTTTGTTCTGAACCGGTTAAATTCGTCTCGGAGTATCGTATTCCAGTCATAAACGGCGTTGTAAGGGATTATTGTCACTACTTTAGTAATTCTATAATGGTAGACAAAAACGAGGTCCAGAAGATGGTTATGGACTATACGGACGCGCCTAGCGCATATTGCCTGGATGTCGGAGTATTGGACACAGGTGAAACTGCCTTAATCGAAATCAACGACGCATTCAGCTGCGGTAGCTACACTATGAGCGATGAAGTATATTCTGAACTTCTTATTACAAGATGGAATGAATTAAAAAATATTTAAAAGGAAAAATTATGTTTAATTGGTTTAAGAAAACGCCGTTAAAAAATGAGTGGGATGATAAAGAAATTAAGGTTAATGACCATTATGAACCGTTTAATGCGCATTTTTTTGTAAATATATCGCATAATATTTGCATTAATCCAGAATCTAGTATTTTAGATCATTCAATTTTTAAAGACATTAAATATAATAGCGTTACTATTGGTAAAAACAACAGTTTTGGCCAAAACAAATATACTGTTAAAGACGCGCTTGTTTTGTCGAGAGAAATAGCTGAAATATATTCATGTGGCAGGTTTACACATGTAATAGACCAGTCCGCTGTAAATGAAGTGATTAGAAAAGCTAATGATATTGCAGAATCGTTAGAAAATATTAAACGTAAATACGGAACGCATGAAATTCTATTTAATAATGACTTTGTAAAAAAATCAATACATATTAATTCTTCGTCTAATATTTGCATTGAAATTCAGCCGTATAATGTTGATAATTATATCAACCTATTAAAAGAAAATGGCTATACTAAATATATTGACGACTATAGGGCGTGTATTATTGATTGTATAGCTGCCAAATTAATTGGTTATTGTAATGGCGGTAAATTTTTATATAAGCCAGAATATAATTATCCTTCTGCGCAAATTTCGTTCTATACCGATTGGTTAATTCAGAAAGAAGCAGAAATAGAAAGAAATAAAAAGAATACGGAATATAAGGCTATCATTGATGAAATTATTATTGCAAGAGATAAATTAAGCGAGAAGAAATCTAAAAAATAATTTCATATTATCAACATGCCAAGGATTAGCTAATGAAAAATTATAATCAATTTAAAGATTTTAAAATTGAACCGGCAGTTACTACTGATACTGGCATTCAATTAAAACGTGGATTTTCTTTTACATACTACCTGTATGGCGTGTATAAGATAATGGAAAATATCGATAGGTTTAACGGTTTAAATAATATTATTTCATTACGTCAACTGCACCTACCCTGAAGGGTAGGAGCTTGCAAACTTGATATAATCGCATTTACTATTGGTTGGTTGACTACAACCTGCTTATTAAGTATATTTAAACTACCATCTAATGGAAGTTTATTATACGAAATAAGGTGTTTTATATTTTCGGCACGGTTCTTGATGTTTATAGCAGCATTCCAATCGGCATCCAATACATAACCGTTAACCGAATAATACCTACATCCATGTCTTTTACCGTCTTGCCTGTTAGTAGTACAGTCAAGCTGGCTTGTAAAAGCAGGACTAACAGTTTTTACCACTTTACCATAAAGTGTTGCCTTGTAGGTTAAAATTTGTTTAAACATATAGAACGGTATCTGACTTATACGATTGTTATGAGTACTATATTTCTTATATGTTTTCTTTTTAATTTTCGTTAAGTCTTCTATCGCTATATTTGATTCCTTTATGTTTTTAAGAATACAATTGGTAGTTTTTTCAATATACTGTTTACTATAATTATGTTCTTTATTCTTAATTTTCTTTAATTTTATCCTTGCAGAATGACTATTTTTCTTTTTAGAATTTAAAATTCTCTTTAAATATCTGATTTTTCGTTTTTGTTTTAGATAATCAGTGGATTTGATTGCATCTCCATTTGACATGGTGACAAGTCTTCTACAACCTAAATCTATACCTAAAGTATCTTCGTTCTGTTTAACCTGCTCAGGAATTTTGAATGAAACTGAAAGATAAAATTCGTTATTTTTATAGAAAATCAAAGGATCATTGGCCGGATACTCATTGAAAAGCTCTTCAATTTTTGGATAAAGTCTTAATGAAGCGGAACACCTTTTCATTGGCTTGTTAGATATAAGATATATCCCGTTTTTATTAAACTTTGAATATAGTCTTTTATCAAGTCGCATAGAAAGATTTTTCTTTATCGGAGCAACATTTAATTTATGTTTATTAGATTTTATACTTCTGAATATTCCAAGAATTTCACGTTCAATCTTGCATACGCATTGAGCATTGAGAAATTTTGATTTTTTTCTAATAGGATTATATATCAAATTAGCAATTGTTTTAATATCTAATTTTGGTTTTTTCTTATATACGATATTAGACGCGTAATTTAACATATCTTTTTGCTCTGATAGAAGATTAAACCAGAAGTCTCTATCTTCTGTATTATTGAATTCTATCTTTACATTATATGTTATTTCACCCATTTCAATTACCTTTATATATTATATATAAAAATTATTTTTAAAAAGACGTAAAATGGTTGACAAAATAAAAATATTTACTATATTTTAAAATAAGAAGATATAGCGAACATTCTTAAGCCGGCCTGAAGGCACGGCATCTTCCTGTTCGCTTTTATTGTGAAGTTATGCGTATGGAATTCTTTAAAGAAATTCGTAAAGAACGAGAAGAAGAAAAGAAACAAATGGAAGAATACTTAAAATCCAAAAATGCAGGCTAATTAGGAGTTATATGGAAATATTCATCAAAATTATTCTGGTTATTTTTCTGTTTGTTGTTATACCGTTTTTTCATTTTCATAACGGTTACGAAAAAGCGCTTGAAAGCGATAAGTGTCATGAAGTGAAATACGATACCGTGTATGTCGTTCGGCCTGATACAGTTATAAAGCACGATACACTTTATATCTTGAAACTTGAAAACACTGACAAATAAAGATTAGGGGTTGACAATATGTCGACCTTTTTCTATATTAACGATAAAATTAAAGGATAAATAATGACTGTATTAATGTTTCTCGGCATATTAGCGGGTTTAATTATTTTAACTCTTTTCGCATTTTGTATGCTAATGGATGATCATGCTTATGATTGTGCGTGTATGTCATTATTCGCTGGCATCGTAGTCATATTCGTATTTTGCAAGTTAACACCGTCGATATATCAAATGGAAGAAAATACGTATCGAAATACACTTGACGATAGACCAAGCTGTATGAATTCGATACCTGAAGATATTCAATGCCTGGAAGACTATAAGGAATGGCTAAAAGATTCTGCAAAGGCTGTAATAAATCTTAAACGTCTTGACTCGCTCAGAACTTCCGTAAAAGGTGATATCAGTAAAATATTGAACCAGCCGGCAGATACGACAAAGGAGAAAACTAATGAGTAGCGCATTGCATAACATGTATGACACCTTGCTTAACGATACTATCGAAGCCGCAAAAAACGAAACGAACAAAGTTTACAAGCTTTATGACAGGCTTTTGACTAAAGTCGATACGAATAATGATTTTACCATGAAAACGATACAGCATGGCAAGCATAGCATTACAAGTCTTTTTACATTAAATGGCTTTACAAATTATTGCATGGCAGCTGATTTTCAGATTGACGAAAAGCGAATCCGAATCAAGATTATCGTAGACGAAAGCGGCCTTGGCTTTAAGGAAATTGATCCGCTTGCCGCGGAAGATAAGTCGGTTATCAAATATTACTGGCTTCATGTATCGGACTGCGACCAATCATGTGAAAAAATTGACGAAGAACTAAAACGCATTTTTGATAGCATCAAGGAAAATATCGAAGACCATCATAAACGCACGACAAGAATGACAGTAGACCATGTTCTTACCGGGGACGAATTCGCCGAAAAAGTTCAGGAGCTGTTTCATCCGGCTGACGGCGGCTACTTGTTTGCCGATCCGATTAGCTGGGAACAGGCTAACTATTGGTTCTATGACAAGATTAAGAAAAACGTGGAAGCACATCCGTTAATCTGGAAATGGTTTTTTAAAATTTAATAAAAAGGGACAATATGTCATTATTTACATGGCTACATGATAAAAAATTCGAAAAGATCAAGGAAAAATTTAATTCGTTATGGCTTGACGACGGTTCTCCTGTTTCCGCTTACTTTAAACTCAGTCTTGTGCATGACGAAGAAACGACTTCATGCGATAGAATAGATGTCCGTTGGGTCGATAAGCTTACCGGCGGGGAAGATATATCGATGAATATGGAAAAGTATATAACCAAGGAACGAATTAGCTGGCATTTTTTGACTGTTTTTTCAGTCAACAAAATGGTCAAAACAATTTACGACGATGTTAAATCTGAATATGCGCGTTTTGTCAAAATTCGTAATGCGGTTAATAAATATTATTACCTGAAGTATTTTAAAGTACAATTATTCAACTGTACGAGCGAAGGCGGCGACTATCAATATGTTAGCACTGCAGTACGCTTGACGCCGTATCAGTTGGAAGATTATTTAAACTACGTAAACGAATATCATGAGCGAGCAGCCGGCAAAGATGTTATAAAGTTGTATAATGACTACGTATATCGCGAATTCGCCAGCAGTTCTTGTGTTACCGCGGACAAGCCTGTCAAGTATTGCAAGATTTTTGATACTTGGTATAAAAATGTATACCTGCCGAAGCTGCAAGCTAACCAAAGGGCGCAAGAATGTGCGGAGACAATTGAACGCATCAAGAACTACAAGGAGACGCATAATGATTAGTGCTGAAGAATTAAGAGTCGAACAAAAAAATGTTGCCGATGAATGGTCAAAGCAGGCGATAGACTTTTGCGAGATCATTGGCAAAGACCTTGAAAAACATGTAAAGAATATCAATTCCCATAAGACATTTGAGTATATCATTTGCCGCGGAAAGATTAAGCGTAAAGATGAAAACGGAAACCTTACCGATTTCTTTGGCCTCGATATGTCTATGTATGTAACGAATATCCTTAAGCAAAACGGTTATACCGTCAATTGCATATATGACAAGACAAACTGTAACGGCAAA